GGGCTTGGTGAATGGTGCTGGCTTTGAGTTTTGAAGGTATTTAAAGAAGTCATAAACCCATGCCTCAAAGTCGCTTGCTTGAGCTAGGTCTGTGGCTATCTGACCCTTGTTCTCGTTAAACAAGGCTGCGGAAAATATGCTTGCTGCTAGGTCTGTTGTGTCAGCATTTTCATTAATGCGGTCAAGTAAAATGTCAAAGGCTGTATAGGTAGTTGGAGAGTGTTCCCATCCAGCTTGGAAGGTTACTTCACGCTTAAACATTAAGGTTGCGAATATGTCAGCTAGTGGCGAACATTCATCAAACACACTATCTAAGGGTGTATCGTTTGGTTCATCTGTATAAGCGTTAACCTGGTTGCTGATGTGGCAGTAATTAGTTAATGAGTTCATTTTGCTGCTCCAAATGTTTATTTGTACAGTAACAATGTATGCGAACAAACAAAGTAAAGCAAGCAAAATGTCGGAAATGTATGATAAAAGCTAATTTAATTGCAAAATATTGGATTTATTGGGTATTACTGGGAGGGGTTAATGCAAATAAAAACGAGTTAATTCTTATTAATTTGAGCAATTAGGTATTTGGTGGGCCTTGCTGTTCGGAGTCTTCTGCAAATTTCCCACCCATTCGATTTTGTTTTTTAACGATGCAATCGCCCGACGACACTGAATGCTTGGGTAATAGCTTTGACATGTGATCTGTGAAGGTTATAAACCAACTCCAGATACCATCTTCAAGCATGTACGCAAGTTTTTTGCATCGCATTTTTGAAAAATTAAAATTATTCATAATATTTATTCGGCTATGTATGAGCCGACAATTACTCCTATAACGTGTGTGTTATCGTTAAATTGTTGAATAGGGTAAGCAGTATTTAATGGCTTTAAATATTTAATGCCACCATCTATTACATACTCCCGAAATACAGACTCATTAGATGATCTGTCTATTGCTATTACTTTATCTCCTGTCTTTTCTGTTTTGTTAGGGTCAACAAAAATAAGTGTACCTCTAGGGTACGTCCTACCAATGCTGCTGGTCATTACGTCATTTTCAACTTCTAATGCAAATGCACTATCGGATATGTCGTGGGGACACCCAACCCAATTAGTATTATTTTCAAGCATAAATGTTCCTTTATATATGCTTTCCAAAGATGCCCAGCTTATTACGGGGGCTTTCTTTGTCACTGGTTGAAGTTTCAAGCCAGCAAGCAATCCAAGCTCGTCAGCAGACAATAATTGCTCTGTTGAGTACCCAAACGCTTTTGCTAGTGAAACCAAAGAATCACCTCTAACTTCCGCTAAAGGGTCAGTTTCTATCTGGGCTAATCGCCCCCTACTTAATGATGTACGTTTGGCAAGTTCATGTTGCGTCCAGCCCTGGTCTTTTCGCAAGTTTTTTATTCGTTTACCTAAGTCCATATTCATTAATTCCTACGTTGTTAAAGATGTTAGCCATCTTACATCTTAAAAATGCGTGATAGTTAGACCTCGATTGTGCTACATACAAACAATGTTTGTTAAAGATATATTAATTGTGGCATAAGCAAACAATTGTGGTAATATACCTTACATGAAAATACTTAAATCAGAAGCAATAGCCTCATTTGGTGGTGTTGTTAAATTAGCGGAAGCCTTGGGGATTCGACACCCAGCCGTTTCGCAGTGGGGTGAGTTTGTGCCACCACTAAGGGGCTACCAGATTCAAGAACTTCTAAATCAAACAAATCAAACTGCTCAGTCAGAGGTGGCTTAATGTCAGATAAATATAAAATGACAGTTAACATCGACTTAGGTCGAGATATTGTTTTTGGCAAAATGTGTGCTGCATTAGGTGTTTCTAAAACCGAACGAATTAATTTTCTCATTTCTCAAGACCTCGAAATACACGAAAAACTGTGCCGAGAATTATCGGACGCTTTTCCAAACTTCTCTATAGATGCTGAGAGAATACGCGAGAGGGGTCTAGGTTGAGCTTTACGCTTATGGCTAAAGCCAAGCCTATTAAGGTTGGTAACTCAGGCAGAAAGCTAGTGCTAATGATGCTGGCTGACATATCTGACGACTCTGGTAGGTGCTTTCCTAGCTACCAACATTTAGCTGATGTTTGTGAAATGTCGCGCAGATCAGTAATAACCCACATCTTAAACCTTCAAGAAAAAGGCTTGTTAACAATCACTCACAGAAAGTTAAGAGGTGAGTTGATTAATAGCTCAAATATATACCATCTAACCTTAAAAGAAGCCTCAAAGCCTGATGAAACGGGTAGTGAAAATTCTGCACTAGGTAGTGAAATGGTTGCACTAGGTAGTGAAACAGTTGCACTAGGGGGTAGTGAAATGGTTGCACCCATAACCTATCACTCTTCTGAACCTATCAATGAACCTATAAAAGAAAATACACGATTTAAAAAACCATCACTTAGCGATATTTACCAATACATGGCTGATTACAGCAAAAGCAAGAATATAACATTTGATGATTTTTTACCTGATAACTTTTTTGATTACTACGAAAGCAATGGCTGGAAGCGCGGCAACAATAAAATTAAGGATTGGCAAGCAACAGCTAGAACGTGGGTTAGAAACCAAAACAGTAAATTAAATGGAGGTCAATATGCAGGCCAAAACAATAAGCCAGCTAATAACTCGGCCCCTGCAAGGGTCAGGGCAATCAACGCAGCAAAACAAGCACAGCGCGACAGAACTGAACGAGCGATTAATTGACCGACTATGGGAAGTAATGACTGACCTATTTGGTCACAAGTGGACTAGCAGCCATGACTTTTCTGATAACGGCAGTTGGACTTCTTTTCTTGAGGATTTAAACGGAAAGCAATTTAAGGCTGGTATTGATGCGCTAAAGGATTGGACAGAATCATGGCCTCCAACAGCCACAGACTTTCGGAATATGTGTTTAGGCAGAGCTAGAGGTGGTGAAGAACAAAACATGATTTCTAACCAACAGGCAATACAGGCAAGGTCAGCACCTTTACTAATTACTAAGCAGTTAAGTGATGAAGATATTGAATTTGGAAAAGAACAGGCAGCAGCACTAAAAGGGTTATTTGCATGAAGAATTATTTACCAAAGCCAAAGTTAAAAAGCCCATATAAAGATTTGATTAATGATTATCAGGGGTCAGTAATTAAAGCTAATTGGGGTGAAAGTGGCGGCTTGTGTCACATCTTTAAATCACAGCTAAACCCTACAGCCCGTAAAAAATATAACAAGGAAAGGAAAGTCGCATGATCCATGACAATAGTTTAGAAGCAATAGCTGCAATAGCTCCCGTAACTGGTCAAGCAAGAATTGAAGTGCTTAAAGTTATTCGTGAGAACCAACCAATCACTCGCCAAGACATTGCTGCAAGTTTGGGTTGGGAAATTAATAGAGTAACGGGTCGTGTTCGTGAACTGCTAGACAAAAACAGCATTATTGAAGCTGGTAATGACACCACACACCGAGTTAAGCGTGGTTTATTAAAAGTCGCATGAAAGTCTTAGATCTATTCTCAGGCATTGGTGGCTTTAGTTTAGGTCTTGAAAAGGCTGGCATGGAGACTGTCGCCTTTTGTGAGTTTGATGAACACGCACAAAAAGTATTACGCAAGCATTGGCCTGATGTGCCAATACACAGCGATATAAGGGAGCTAGATGCGAAACAATACAGAGGAACAGTTGACGTTGTATGTGGAGGATTCCCCTGCCAAGACCTATCAACCGCAGGCAAGCAAGTTGGCTTTAGTGGTGAACGCTCCAGCTTATACGGGCAAATGCTGCGAGTTATTAGCGAGTGTATGCCTCGATACGCAATTTTTGAAAACGTCACAGGGCTGCTTACTGGAGACAGCGGTCGGTGGTTCGGACAATTTCTCTATGATTTGGACCAGATCGGGTTCGATGCAGAATGGCATTGTATTTCGGCTTCCGACATTGGGGCGCACCACCACAGAGATAGGGTCTGGGTTATTGCCTACCCCGGTAGCACACGAAGCACGATTGGGCTGGCAAGACAGAACATCAGGCAAGAAGGGGACACAAGAATCTCTATCAACCTTAGTAATGAAATTAGAAGGGCGAGAGGGCAACCAGGAATGGATGGGTGGTCAATTGAACCCAACGT